TTTTATTTGTTATAGTTCAATTTCTTTTATTATCACTCTATTAGACGGCTTAATCCCTTGTGCTATTTTATAGAACATAAATTCAGCATCGTCTATGCTATCTGTTATAAATGGTATAGATGTCTCCCCATCATCTTCTTTAAGATAAATATAATACCACTCCTCAAAGTTCTTTGATACCCTATTAAAATCGTTTCTCTTTTCAATCCATAGTTTCATGTTGTTTAGTTTTTAATTTTCTATTGATTCTGTTACAATTTTAAAGCCTAGTCTTATACATTCCTCTTCCAATGCAGGTAGGCAGTTAATAAATACGGCTTCGTTGTTGAATGTAGCTATATGCTCAGCATAGCTAGTTGTTTCAAAATAAACTTTTATCATGTTGTTTAGTTTTTAATTGTTATGCTATCCATTATTGTATTGTCTGCAAGTTCATTACCATCTGCATCCAACAGCACTGCCGTTGGCCACCCTCCGTTACCATCTACATACAGGTTATCAATTGTTTCATCTTGCAATTCTTGCCATGTAAATGTATTATATGAGGCATCTTGTCTGAAGTTTCGTATCATCATCCTTCTTGCTTCATCATAATTAGTAGCTTTTATTTCGTGAAATTCTTTGCACCAAATAGTAAGTTTTCTGTCAATTTCAAATTTGTAAGTTTCCATGTTTAAGTTTTGTTTTTATTTGTTATTAATGTGTTATTCCATCTTCGGTAAAATAGTCTCCGCCATCTTCCAATTCTTGCTCTAAATAGTCGTCTGAATAGAAAAATTCAACACTATCCGATATTCTATTTAATATATTATACATGTGGTCTGAAAATTTGTCAGCAGCTCTCTCTAGTATTTCATTTTCTTCATCTGAAAATTCATATTCATATTCATTGGGTTCAAATTCTATTTTAGTATCTGGATGTCTTGATGTACTATTTTTAATTGAATAGCATAAAAATTTATGCATTGATTCTGGTATTCCTAGCCATAATAGGAACATTCTTTCATTATTTATTACTATTCCTTCGTCAGCGTCTAAAAATGAGCTTCTACCTGTATCAAAATATACCTTTCTTGTATTTCCAATAATCGGCTTGTCTAGTTTCGTATATTCCTCCCCGAATAGATTTTCAAGGTCTATATTTAACGGCTCAAATAAATAGCAGTCATCAATTACCCATCCTGCTACGTCAGGATTACCGTACATTCTCTCTCTTAGGTCATCAACAGCTACCTGCCTAGCTTTATCAGATAATTCATTGAACTTAAATAGATTTACTTCAATAGTTTTCATGTGTTTAGTTTTTATTGGTTATTTAATTATTCCAGACTCTAGTAAAGATGTATGACCCTCGTCTGTTAGTATAATATGGTCTAGTAAATGAATATCTAATAGCCTTCCAGCTTCTTGTATTTTTTTAGTCAATGATATATCAACTTCAGATGGGTTCAAATTTCCGCTTGGGTGGTTATGGGCTAGTATTATTGATGTTGCATTGCTTAACAAGGCGAATTGAAATATCACTCTAGGGTCTGCAATGGTTCCCGTAACTCCTCCCGAACTTACTTTATAAAATCCTTGTACCTTGTTCGCCCTGCTTAACCCAACTACAATAAATTCTTCAACCCAATTAATTTTGCCATCATCAAAACACATACGGCATACTTCCGCTGCATCTGAAGACGATGTAATTGTTTTTAATTCAGACTTCTTTCCCTTGACCTTTAAATTTATTTCAAATTCTGGTAGTAATTGTTTCATGTGTTTGTGTTTTAGAATGTAAAAATATGTATTGAATTAATGCAATGTTGTTAATGGCTTGTTAATCATTGTTAAAGGTTTGCAAATATTCTGCGTTAATTTCATCCTCCTTTCTGTAATGGCTGGCTACATTCATCCAGCTATCCTCCATCCATCTATCTACCTCCTTGCCCGAATTAGTATCTTTTACTTTCCATGCAATTACATTGCAGCTATCTAAATGTTCAATTTTCCAAAGTGAATAGTTCATAGTTTAGTATTTTATTATACGTACATTGTTTCGTAGTCGTGTGTAATTATTTCCTTTGCATAGTCATCGGCTAGATTAATTACGTCTTGTTCTGTCATGTTATGGAACATTTCAGTAATTGAGTGGTATTCCTCATTTGTGAATGGCTCTAACTTATACGATACGATAACTTCATTAAATTTTGTATGTAATTGTTTCATGTGTTTAGTTTTTAAGGGTTTAAAATTTGTTTCCTAAGTTCCTCCAACTCATTATATTCTTTTTCATCCTTTGCATTTATAAAAATTCTAGGTTTCTTTATAGATATAATATAGTCGTCTTCATCAATGCCTAGCATGTCCATAGCTTGGACGGCTCTTGGGCTATAAGAAGAGAGATAAAAATATGACTTTGTCGTATCGTCTAAAGGATTGCCTACAATTATTTCATATAACATAGTAAAAAATTTAAGGTTATTAATTTTGTTTCCAGATTTCGCCTAACTGCTCAAAAGTTTTATGAGATTCAACTACATTGGCTCCGTATCTTGGTTTATCAATGCAAATATTTATATATTTCATTTCTGACCTCTTACGGGCATTTCTTTGTATTGTTTCAGCCTGTTCCATTGTCTCACATTCAATAATAAATTTATTTGTCTTCCCTTCTGCTCCTCCCCATCCGCTCATAAATTTATCAGTCATACTAACATAGTATGGGATGATTTGAACTTTTACAATGGCCGATTTTGGGCAATTTTCATGCTTACAAACTTGTTCCCTTGCAATATTTTCCGTTTCAGCATAGATAAAAAAGTTTAAATTTCCCCTGTCATGCTTTACTTTTACTTTGTACTTTCTCATAAAAAAAATTTAATTGGTTAAAAAATTTGCAGGTTTTAGGGTTTCCTGCTCCCTTATCGTGGGTTAGTCGAAATATATAAATTCTACGGCTTCGGCATGCTCAAACATTCCCCTATCCTCAAAAGTTGTGTAGCATCCATCAGCATCAAAAATATTTACCATACTGACGGCCTCGCTTACAACATCCCTGCCGTAAATTTCAATAGCTTGTTTAATTTTTTCTTTCATTTGTTTGGTTTTTTGTGTGTTATTATTTAGAATTCAAAGATATAATGCTGAATGTTAAAATGGTCACAATGCCTTGTTAATCAGTTGTTAATATGCCAATCTCCCAAAATTTTATTTTCATCAATTAAAAATATTATTCCAAGCTCTTTGCTCATGTACCGTTGCCCATTCATTAGGCTATTTTCTATGCCTGCTGGGTCTTCTTTTATGTTTATATCAATGGCATAATTTAGGGCGTCGTTAACACTTTTGAATGTTAGTATTTTGGGTTCCTTGTTATTCTCTGTCATGATGATAAATTTTAAGGTTAAAAATTGGGGGCATGTTTCAGCCCCCATGAGATTAAAGATTGACGGCAATCGTAAACAATTGGATGGCTAAGGATGTTAGCACAATGGTTAAGACAATGACAGGAACGGCAAAAAATTTAATACTTTGCATAGTTTAAAATTTGGTTAATTCCCCCCGAAGGGGGATTCGGGTATTAAACCCTCATCAGTTAACCTCGTTTAATGATTCGCAGAATTTCTCTACCTCGTGGTATGTTGGAAAAAAATATTCTTCGCCATTGTCTAAATTGGTTACTAAGTATTCGACATCTCGGCCCAACATTGAACAGATTGAGATACCATTTTCCAGTGCAATGTAAACATATTTGCTGTTTGGATTAAATCCTATGCCGCCATCCAATATGCATTCCCCTGCGCAATTATCAGCATAAGCCGAAAAACAATTTCCAAGCCCTGCGGCTTCGCACGCTGCTATTGATTCGGAAAGGCCGTAAATCGTTAAAGTGTTTTGAGTGTTCATTTTTTTGTGTTTAATTGTGAAGTGTAAAAGTAATGTGCTGAATGCTAAAATGGTGTTAATGGTCTGTTAATCAGTTGTTAAATGTCATAATATCAAAAGGAGTATAAACGCTGAAATTATAATCAAAGAATAAATGGCTATTTTATTAGCCATGCTGTCAAGTTCTTTCTGTTTCATTTTGTACATGTTGTTTGTGTTTTGTTATGAGTTGTAAAGATATGAACATGGTTATAATGTTTCCAAATATCTCCCGTTAAAACTTTGTTAAAGGATTCTTTGCCTGTCCTGTTGCGTGTTGCCTGTGTTCCTGTTAATTCTTTTACCTTATTAATATATCAGCGGTTTATATTTAATATTTGGATGTGTTATTTTTTATCTTGGCATTGGCTGGAAATTATTTGCTGTCCTTTACTTTTTGTTTTTCCTTTTCTTTGTAAAGGGTTTGGATATTGTCTGTTAATGGGTAGGGGGGAACTAGTTGCATAAACAACTATATTACAAGCAGTTATCTTCTCCCTTTAGTTACTTGCTGAATGTACAAAGAGATAGCCAAGACTTTGAGCAATGAAAGTAAGGGTACACAGTGTAGGTATTTTGGGTTCCACGGGGGGTGTGCTGCTGTGGGCGGTGGGGGGAGTCACCTACGGTATCGTATCTCCCAGCTATCTATACTACCATACTTTTATCATTTTACAAATCGGTACTTTATCATTTTACGAAATGCAAATCAGCGTATGTATAGAGTGAGTGCAGTAAATTTAATAATCTGTGTCAATGTTAGGGTAAATGTCTTATCATCAGCCTTAGTTCGAGTATTACTGTTACCTGCTAATAATTATAAGAAGGAAACTCCATAACTAGCTGATTATCAGTATGGGTCATTCAGGATACTGAAAAAAAAATAGCCATTATTGGAAAATGTCCTTATATTTGAGGTATGAAGAGAGAAGCTTATATAGATAATCCTTATAAGATTATAGGCATAGATGAGAAGTTTTATACTACTAAGGAGGATGAGTCAATAACTATGAATCCTGATACTGGAGAGTACTTCTCTATGCGTAAGCTTAGTAAAGATAGGAAAATATTGCATGATTCAGTATCGTACACAAAGGTGTTCCAGAACAAGCTGCATGTGCTTGTTTCTCTTAGCCCTGCTGCTATGAAACTATTCATGTACTCGGCTTGTATGATAAGGCCTTTTTCTGAAGTAGTGATACTCAATCCACCGGATTGCGCTATAGCCTGTAGTATGTCTGTTGGCAGCGTGTATGAAGGAGTTAAGGGTCTTCTTGATAAAGATGTAGTAAGGAAGAAGCTTGGGTCTAGCATAGAGTTCTGGTTTGACCCTAATATATTCTTTAATGGTAACAGGGTAAAAATGCTTAAACACAAATAGGATATGAAAATACTTCTACTTGTGTTAGGATATGAGATAATAAGATTTATGGTAATTAATTTATTCTATAAAATTATAAATAAGTAATATGAAAATAACTATTGATTCAGAAGGCATTATAGCAACTATTGAGGATTCATCTGTTGTTGATATTTATGAAGCGCTAGAGCTGTGCAAGAAAGCACTACTTGCAGTAGGGTATCAGCAGGAGTCTTGGGATAAAGCTGTCATGTCATCAGCCTATGAGATGGGTATTGAAGAAGATTATAATAAATGTAAAAACAATACAGATGGAGAGGATTAGCCCAAAAGAGATGGCCGATAAGATAGTAGCTATGTACTCCATGGATGAGTATGTCAGCGACTTCTATGCACGCAAATATGCACTACTGGCGATAGAGTTGATAATATCAGCACGACCAACGAAGAAGATATCTGATTCAGCTATTGAATACGACTATGAGTATTGGCAAGAAGTAAAATACAACTTATAAAAAATAAACTATGACATGCTATATATGTTCTAATCCAGCAACAAATTCAGTAAGGGTACACGATGAAGCTGTATTCTCCTATTGCGATGAGCATAGAGCGGAGGTCACCATAGGTATTAGCGAGTACGCTCTCAAAGGAACTCTTAATAAAATCATGGATTACAAGATGAATTATATGGCCAACTTTAAGAGTGCAGCATATATGGAGTTTGAGAAGTGTAAGCACATTACAGAGGATATGCATGATAATGATAGCTCGGTAACAGAGCAGCCGTTGTAACAAATTTATATATAAAAATGTTACAAGATGTCAAATTATTGTGCAAAAAATAGGTTATATACTGTGCAATAATAGAAAAAAACAAACCAAAATGATTTGTTTGGTAGAAAAAAATATTAGATTAGTCGGAGTTTTACCGAATTAGTCTGTGTTTTATTACCGATTATGGCGAAATTTCATGAAAAATTCATGCAATATAATGGGTTTTATAAGGACAAAAAAACGGCTTTATGTGCATTATATGCCACATTGTTGTAAAATTTTATACTTAATGACGTATATTCAAACAAATAGTGCAATTTTATACACCTTTAAATATAAAAAATTATGCCAGACATCTCAAAATGTTCGGGTAAAGATTGCCCATTGAAAGAATCATGCTACCGTTTCACGGCAGTATCCAGTGACTACCAAAGTTACTTCATGACACCGCCTATAAAGGATGGTAAGTGTGAGCATTACTGGGAGGACAAAACACTTAAACAAAAAGGCAAATGGAAAAAATTGTAATATATGGTCAAGTACCATCCAAGAGCAATGGGTATAGGATTATAACCATCAGGGGGCATGGCTCGCTGGCTAAGACTAGAGAGCTTAAGGACTACGAAAGCTCGTTTGCATTGCAATTTGGTAAAAAAGAGAAAATAATTGGTAACTTTGGCGTAGAGGTTGATGTTTACTTTAGAAGCAATAGGAGTGATTTGGATGGAATGTTTAAAGCTTTTCTGGATTGCTTGCAGAAGGTAGAGGCGATAGACAATGATAGGTATTGCATGAGTATTTCAGCTAGAAAGTTTGTAGATAAGGAAAACCCTAGAATAGAATTTAAAATTATAAAGACAGATGGCTAAGGTAAGAATAAAAAGAAAGGATAGAAAAGAGGTTGATAGTACGCTTGCAGCTAACAGGGGTATAGATTTTGTTGAAAGGATGTTCGAGAAAAAAACTAAAAGCATACCAGACCCAGATGAGCCGGGATATAGTATGACGCATAAAATGGAGGTATCCGATGGGATTGCTTATCCAAGAGTTGTAAACATCAATAAGGAACTAAAATATTTAAATAGTAATGATGCATATGACTATGCAAAAAAGACAGGGGAATTTATTAAATTTAAGAATGATGCAGATGCTGTAAAGTTTACGCAAAATTATAAAGGTGGTAGAAAAGTTAAAATAGGAAAGTAATGGCTAAGGTAAAATCAGCAGGAGGAAGCGTTAAGTTATCTTTCGGTAAGAGGAAGAAAGGAAAGGCTAAGAAGTCAAAAAACAAACACGACAGGAAATGAGCGTAGCCGTAAAAACAAATCCTGCAATGTGGGAGTCTGCTAAGAATGAAGCTAAGAGAAGGATGGGCGGTAAGCATTCGGCTAGAGCTATGCAACTTGCCGTATCTATTTATAAGAAGAAGGGCGGAGGATACATGGGCGAGAAGAAAGAGTCTAATAAACTATCCAAGTGGACAAAGCAAGACTGGACAACATCTTCTGGCAAAGAGTCTGAAGGTAAAAGAAGGTACTTACCAAAGAAAGCTTGGAGTGCGCTATCCGAAAAAGAGAAGGCTGCTACTAATAAGGCAAAGTCAGAGGGGAATAAGGAAGGAAAGCAATTTGTGGCACAGCCAAAAAAAGTAGCAGAAATTACAAAAAAATATAGGTAAATTTACAAAAATAAAACAATGGCAAAAGTTAGATTGAAATCAGAACCTCTTCCAGTATCTTCTGCTAAGAGCGCAGCAAACAAAATGATTGAAGACAAGAAGGGCCCAGAAAAAATTCTGGCTGCTGGACAAAAAGTAGAGTCTATGAGCGGTAAGGTTACCGAAAAAACTATTGCTCCAAAATTCATTGACCAAAATGTAAAAGCAAAAAGAGGGCCACAGGAAAAGTCCAAGATGTCATCAGCGGAACTTATTGATGCTGGATTATTCAAAAGCATGGATGGAGACTTAGTTCCAACTGCAAAATATCAGGCTCTTAAAAAGTCTGGTGGATTAGGTAAATACGGAATAGAATAAATAAATATTACAAAAATGGCACAAGAACCTATTAAGAAAAGACCTCTAACAGAAGCTGAAGCAGGAATGGCAAAGTCTCTAGAAAAGATGAAGAAGCCACTTACCTCTATGGAAAAGATGCAAGCAGAAAGAGCATACAAAAGACTAATTGAAGAGAATAAGAGACTTAATCCTACAAAAAAAGTAGGAACAGATATGTCAAAAGTTCCTAGCGCTGCAAAGAAGTTAATGGAGTTAAAGGCTAAAAACAAATAATATGCCGGGTAAAAAGAAAATTTCTGAAAAAGACATTAAGAAGGCATACGAGCACCATAAAATTATGGATGAAATGATGGATGAGGAGGAAGATAAGATGGAAGAGGGCAAGTATGAGAAAGAGGAAAAGATGAGGAAGCTAAAGGCTTTCGGAATGGCATATAGAAAGATGCAGGGATATAAGATGATGAAGGGGTATATGAATAAAGGAGACAAAGACTAGTATGAAATTATTTAAAAATATACTTACCGTTATCCTAGCAGGCGTTTTGCCGCTTGCCCTAGTATTGCTTTTGCCAATTTTTTTCATATTGTTATATATGTTATTTATTTAATATGGAAGACAAGAAAAGGGTAAGAATAAAGAATACGGAACAAAAAAAGATTGTTCAGGATAAAAAGACAACAAGTGAGATACCGTCACAGCCTGTTGGATTTAATCCAATGGCAGAGTCTGCTAAAGAGGTAATTAAAGGTGTAGCTGAATTTGCAAGGAAAAGACTTGCAAAAAATATGATGCCATCTCAATACGAAGATACTAGGCCCGGAGGCAAAAGTACATTTAGAAGAGGTCTTGACGCTATAGTTCTAAATAAAAAAGAGCCAGAAAGGGTTGAGATGGAGCAATACTTTGAGAAGGGGTATGGCTTAAAAGGTGGAGACGAGGACAAGCTTAGATTTGATTTGCTTTCTCAATATGGTGGGTTAAAACAAAAATATAATACTGTTCAAAAGTCCAAGTATAAGCCAGTAAAATCATTGAAGCAAGACGTTGAGTATGTAGACTCTAAGATAATAGGAGCTGGATTAATAGACGCATTGTCAAAAGAAATTGGGGCAGCTCCTAGTGCAAGAAGCAAGAAAGATTTAGATAACCTAATATCTTCTTTAAAATTAAAGGGAAGCTCATTTTTTGCAAGAGATGAAAAGACTGGAGAGGTTCAAGTTGGAAAAACTGGTGGAGTTAAAGGAACTGTTACTGGATTAGGTACTGCCAATATAGCTATATCAGAAGATGAAAAAGGGCCATATATATCATATTATGATGTATGGGATATAGACCCAAATACAGGAACTAGCAAGTCCTCTGTAGGTAGTACAATGACGGAAAAGGCTAAATCTGCTGTTTCCGTTTTTGGCAAAAACATACTTGCTGTTGGGAGTAAACCTCCTGAGATTTACGGCAGGATTTATTTTGACAAGAAGACTGGGAAGCCGATTTTATAAAAGCTTTATAGATTAGGTATATTGTAAAGAGTGGCCAGATTATGCAGAAAATGATTACATTTACATCTTCGTAAGATAGGCCAGTGATATTGGATATGAAGTACAATAGGTCTACGCAAGCGTTAAATACTGTGTTCATGTTTGGTTATTTTAATAAAAGTATAAATAGTTTTTAGAATAAAAAAATAATATGTGTGGAATCCATTTGATAGAACTAGATGCTGATGGGCTATGCGCTATGTGTTTAATTGAAAACAATAAATAATGGCAAAGATTAAAATGAAAAATGCCGTAGAGTACAATACGATTGTACCTAGGCCAAAAGACAGGACTCCAAAAGGACAGCTTATTGTAGGTAAGCGGTTTGAGGTAAAGGAGGTTACGCCTATTAAAATGAAGAAAAAATGATATATGCATTAGCGCTCATAGCAGCAATTGCCACTGTATTTATATTCTTTTACGTACAAAGAGTTAGTGGCATAAGGAAAGTTGTTGCAAAAATACTTGTAAATGCAGCACTGATTATAGGGGCAATATTACTATATTTGTTCTGGTACTTTATATTTAACTATATATTTTGAGTGCAAAGGATATTCAGATAGGCGGAGAGCATTACAATAAGTATTCAATCCAGCCTACAGAATTTATTTATAAAAACAATATACCATTTATAGAAGGTAATATATTAAAATATGTAATACGTCACAGAGATAAGAACGGATTGCAGGATTTATTAAAGGCGAAGCATTATATAGAATTATTAATAGAACTAGAATACCATGAAAGCAAAAAAGAAGTGTTTAATCCTAAAGGCGAACTTAACCCAGAAAGAAACGCATAAAGTATCAATGGCAGATGGCAGCAGCATTGATATATTTATAGCAAGAAAGTACAACGAGAATGACAGAGAAGCTTCTCCAAATATCTGTAATGTAGTAAGTGTTGGAGATGGGATACCTGATATATCCGAAGGAGACAATATCATAGTTCATCACAATACAGTAAAGAATGATGCCTGTCATATAGAGAAAAAAGATGGGTATGTATATCTATCAATACCTTACGACAATTTGATATATGCAAAGATTTCAGATGATGGAGAGTTGACTCCAGTTGGAAACTCTATTATAGCTGAAAGAATAGAGTGCAAAAAACTATCACAGTTTGACTACACAGAAAGAACAGAGCCAATGAAATTTAAAGTAGTATCTGTTCCTAGTCACTACACAGAAGTAAAGCCAAATCAAAACATACTATGCTATAAGATGAGCGACTACGAAATAGTGTATCATCATAAAGATTCAGAACATAGGGCTATCAGGATACTGCAAGAAGACATCCTTGGAGTATTCGCTGAATAGTTTTACATTTGAGTTAGTGGATGACTCATATAAAATATCTCTTATAAACATGAGCACCGGATTTAATGTGGAGTATGAAGTACACCATATAAGTAATCTGGTTAATGAAGGAGATTTTGGAGCTGGTGTATGCATGTTTTTTGATGAGTTTGAAGATATTATAGAAGTTCTTGCAAGTCATGATTATATAGTTGAAGACGTAATACCAGTAGTTCCTGAAAATGCAATGTACTACTGCATAATAACATCAGATGATGGCAAGAATGATTGGGTTGACTATATTTTTGATGGGGTCAGAACAGGGCTAATAAATGTAATGAGCACAGAGAAGGATATAGTAATAAAAATAAGCATGAGCAATAACTAATGGATGACAAGAAGATAATAAAACAGTTAGAAGACGAGTTGCTTATATATAAAAGTGACGGTATGTTTTCCTTATATTTTTCTCTAAACAGAAAGTTAAATGAACTATCCAAGTCGCTTAATAGCTTTACACTAGACCTGACTAGCGATGACAAGACTTTTGATAGATTTCAGAAGCTTACAACGTCATTAAAGGATATGGTAGAATCAGCAAACTGGTTACGGAATAACTTCCTTAAAATGTCTGAGGATGAAGCTACCGAAGCAGAGAAAAAGGGAGTTCCTCTTATTGAGCAGTTAGCAAAACTAGAAAGAAAATGAAGTCTGTAAAAAAAACAATAAGCTACAAGGGTATAAACTTTGAGCTAAATGTTGATATAAATAAGCTGATAGACGACACAAAGGAAAAGTATAGGGAGATTTTTTCTACCCTAAAAAATATGGTTAGGTCTAGGGAGAGGTACATAAAAAGGCTACATAAGACGATAAAGAACAGAGACCACCAGATGCGCTTCTTTACAATTTGCGCAAACATATACGAAAAGGCTTCTAAAATATATAAGATGAAGGTGTCTGACTTTGATGTCATGGCATACATGTACGATATAGACCACGCTAGTTTTGAAAGGATAAATAACTATGTAGTGGCATCTGGCTCTAAGAAAGTAAGTGCATGGACTATGTCTAGGCTTGAAAGGCTTGGGTATATACTAAAAAGTGAAAAGGCTGGATATTACTATATTTCTGATAATGGTAAGCAGATAGTTGAAAAGGTTACAGCAGCAATATCTCAGGATACTAAGTATTATTTTAAAAATAGAATAAGCAAAAGGAATACTGGAAGTTCGTCTAAGAAGGATAGACCTTTTGGAGAAAGCAAGTATAGCGAGGATGAGCTTCATAGAAGGAGCGCTCAGTACAAAGTATTCATGAAGCCATACTGGGATTTTGGAAAGAAGAGATTGCCGGCAGACCCATTCATAAGGTACAGCATCCTTCGTAAGTGGATGGAAGAAAAGGAAAAAAATGGGGAGGAAATAGACCCAGTATATAACAAATACATACTAAATATTCAGTCTAAAATGGCTGAAACCAAATAATTAGACAATAAAATTCTATATTTGTTGTAAATATAGAAAAATGCAGTTCTCAAGTTTAGCTGAACTTCTTCAGATGCATCTTGATAAGCCGTCTCAAAAGAGAAAGAAAGAGTACGGACTAAAGATAGCACAAGGAATATTTAATAGCGCTGATAGAAACTCAGACGGATACTACGGTAAAAGATATAGGCAATGGAGGGCTAACAGAGAGTTTAGCTACGGAACAAACAGTATGCAGGAGTTTATGGACTTAATGCGCATAGAGGGGAATAACTCCTTTATAAACATTGACTGGACTCCAATTAAGATAGCTCCAAAGTTTGTAGAAATACTTCTTGGCGGATTCATGAATAGGGTAGAAGTTCCTATAGTTAGAGCCATAGATGATGTAAGCATTGACAAGAAGGACATTGAGAAGCAAGAGGCTAGGTTCAGGATGGACAATAAGGAGAGGATTCAAGTTCTTGAGCAGGAAATGGGAGAGCAGCTCGAATCTCAAAAGTTTATACCAGAAGACGAAGATGACTTGGCATTATATTTTGACTTAGAATATAGGCTTCCAGAAGAAATATTATTTGAACAAAGGATTAGAAAGGTTCTAGGAGATAATGATTACGCTATTCTAAAGAGAACTGTTCTAAGGGATATTATAGATACCAACTTTGCATGCACTAAGATATACTATGATGCAAATGGAGGAATAAGACTCAAGAGGTGTAAGCCAGAGAATATGCTTTATAATGTTTTTGAAACAGATAATGGTAAAGACATATCATATATTGGGGAAGTCTACCCAATGAAGATTTCAGAAATAAGAAGAAAGTTTAATGTTGACGAAGAAACATTGTTTAAATTGGCGCAGAAGGCTTCTAGGGAGCTAAAGAGGTCAGAAAACTTATATTGGAGAGATTCATATAAATATACAGAAGCAAGGCCGTATGACGACTATTCTGTGCTTATATTTGATTTTGAGGTAAAGACAATAGATGTAGATTATTCTGTAAAAACAGAGAACAAGTTTGGTAACATGTTGGTTGTTCCTAAGCAGGGAAAGCCAGTAGCTCCAGACGGCCAAGAAATATCTGGAGAGGTTATTGAAACTAAGAGATACAACATTTATCATGGAGTATATGTAAACGATACAGATATAATGCTAAGTTGGGAGATTACTCCAAACCAGATTAGGCCATACCAAAATGGTGTTGACGTATTCTTCTCATATTCTGTTATTTGCCCTAATGCAACTGGAGGTCTAATACCTTCTATTATTGAAAGGGCAATGGGGCCTATTAGGCAGATGATTTTGATTAGGTTGAAGATGCAGCAATTATTGTCTACAATGAGACCCGATGGATACATGATTGATATCTCTGGATTGAGAGATGTTGACTTGGGTCTTGGAAACTCCGTAGAGCCGTTAAAGCTCATGAAAATTTGGGACCAAACTGGTAGAGTTTATTGGGATTCAACAGGAGATGATGGGCAGACGAAAGCTGCTCCTATTCAGCCAATGAACTCAAACAATAATATCGGTCAATTAAATGCTCTTATCGGTCAGTATAATTTTGAGTTAG